CGCCGGAAGCGCCGCTCTGGCTTGCCAGAGTAGTAGCTCTGGAGCCCAGACCAAGGGTTTTGTCCCAGTAATAAGGGGTTCCGTCAAATATGTTGAAAACAAGGTCTTCCCCCCAGTTATCCTGTCCCCAGATACGAACTTCGGAAGTTGTCGTGACATCCGCAGACTGCCCCCAACCAATGAAATCATTAGCCTCTTTTACAGTTGCGTCGTCCGAGTGGGAAGCTGCCGTAGTTCCACGGGCCGCCCGTGTGACACCTGCATCCAGGGTATTACTGCTTTTTCCCGTATACTGTATTAATTCACTATCAACAAGAATAAGACCGACAAAAGTAACCGTAGTGCCATCGGAATGGGCCGCTGCCGTTGTCCCGTCCTCCCCCCGCGTCAGTTCCCCCAGAACATTACTTGAATTTGTGCCGTACCGGATTTTTTCACTGTCAATAAGAACCGTTCCCTTGGAAGGAAAACCGGAGGAATCTGCCAAGGTTATGGAAGCGTCGTTAATAACTATAGCCCCGCTGTTCGTAGAAGCTGCCGTTTCAAAATCAGAAGCTGAAGTCAGGGCAATGGAGGTAACCGAATCGTTAATCCCCCCGTCAAGCGTTGTCTGGGAGTAAGTAGTAACTACACCTCCATAAGGACCCGCGCCCCAACCGGTTCCGTCAACCACATCTTCCAGACCGGGGCTTATCTGGTACTGGGCCAAGACCGCCGAACCGCCGCCTGCTGTCGAACCTGAAGTGGCTGAACCCCCGGTATCAACCTTGTAGCTGTTTGCATCAACAACCACGGTTATATTCTGTTCTTGATTAAGATCAGAAGTCGTCAGGCCGTCTGTTGCTGTGGCCCCGCTGAAAGTAACATAATCACCTACCGTCGCCCCATGGCCTGCATCTGTAACTGTAATAATGCCGCTTCCCGCGCTACCTGTCGTAAAAGGATTGGCACCAAGAGTGGCGCTGCGACGAAGAGGCGTTATGTCATTATAACCTTGGCCCTCTTCTATATAAAACTTGGATGTCGTTCCAATACCCATTAACTTTGAGCCATCAAGTGTCGCCCACGTATGGAGAGAGCGGGGGGTTCCCAGAAAGGAGTTGCTGGTTAGCCGCACCCAACCTCCCATTTTTTCCGGGTGACCTTTACGAAAGCGCACAAGGTCAGAATTAAACCATGCGTTGGCCGCTCCGTAAGACGTTGCCTCCCGATTAATACCAGGGTTAAAGATTATTTTTGCAAGGGGCATTTATATCTTCCATACCATTCCTGCCATAAGCAATATAACAGCACCGGCAGAACTTATTAAAATAAGCTCCAGCCGTTTGATACGTTCAATTGTCTCTTTCCAACGTTCCGCGCAAACAGCCTCGTGGGTATTAAGTTGCGCTTCCACCTCTTTTACAGTAACCATTATTAGCCAATGTACGCTTTTCCTGCAGTGACAGCATCTGTATAGGTTTTTTTACTACGGCTATCATCCTTCGCCCAATCTTTGGCAAGTTGGATTTCAAGATGGTCCGTGTTGCGTTTAACCATCTCTTTGGCACCCGCTTCTCCGCCATTCATCTTCTTGGCTTCGGTGTCATCGGCAATGGTAGCATCAATAAGATCAACACTATGGCCCATAGCCGTAAAATGTTGATTGATTTCGTCAGCGGTTAAAGATTCATCAGCCATTTAATTTCTCCTTTGGCTTTTCGGTTTTATCAGAAAGGCTCTGGATCAGTAAATTTGTAAAATAATCCAAAGACCCACTAATCTGGTCTGACTGGAATTGTGCGCCTTGACGCTTCTGTTGAAGGTCTCGTATCTGCATGATCCAGTATTGCTCTTGATCTGTCATTTTTGACGGGTCATATTCCTTGCCATCAATGCTGATGACGTTAGTTTCTTCAGTGGCCACAGGTATGGTTCTCCTTCCATTTTTTCAATTCTTCGATCTCAGCGGATAGTTCTTTTACGGCATTAACCAAAAGCCATTTAATATCACTACCATCTACACTTAAACAGCCTGTTGTTTCTTCGTTAACAATTTGTGGTAGAAATCCTTGCACCTCTTGAGCAATAACTCCTAACTGAGTGCCTTCATCACTTATGGCTGCATGTTTAGGCAATTCATCAATTTCATCAGGAGTCCTGTATTCAAAGTTACGAACCTGAATCTGATTTATTTTCTCAAGACCTATATTATTATCAACAATATTCTTTTTAATTCTTCGATCAGAAGTTGTTGAAAAATCTGCACTGTTATTTCCTGCATAAACTGCTCCACTATTAGAAGATATAAATGCAGTATTATCTCCCTTACCTACAGCACCATAGCCTATGGCAAGCTGTTGGTTTCCGTTATTAGCACTTGGATCAGTATTAATTCCGATACTAATATTATTGGCTCCTGTCGTGACAACATCACCAGCTACATTTCCAATAGCTACATTAGAATTTCCTGTGGTCGTTAATGTTCCTGTTCCCTGACCAATGTATGTGTTGGAATCTCCAGTAGTAATGGCCTTACCAGCATCATGCCCGATACAAGTGCTATTTACAGGATCAGTTGCAACTAGAAGGGCATTCGTACCTATAGCAACTGATTGTGCTCCCGTTGTCAGTCCTCCTCCAGCACTAACACCCATCAAAGTATTATTAGCCCCTGTTGTGACGGCATCACCAGCATAAGAACCTACGGTTGTGTTGCTAGTAGCTGTTGTCAAGGCTGTAGAAGCATTAAGACCCACAGCCGTATTCCCAGACCCTGTTGTCAAAGTTCCTAGAGAATTAGAACCAATAGCCACATTGTTTGCCCCTGTCGTACAAGCATCCAGAGCATTATAACCAAAAGCATCGTTGTAAGATGCTGTCGTATTAGCTCCAAGTGCAGCATAACCATAAGCTGTATTCTGAGCACCTGTCGTATTAGCATCTAGGGCAAAGGCTCCGAAGGCTGAATTATTGGATGCTGTTGTATTAGCTGCTAAAGCACCCATACCATAGGCAGCATTGTTGGCTCCAGTTGTATGGGCTACTCCAGTTCCACTTCCCATAAAAGTATTGTTAGCTCCTGATGAAATTGCCGTTCCTGCATTATAACCCACAGCCGTGTTACTTGCTCCAGTAGCCAATTTCAGAGCATAAGTACCAACAGCCGTGTTGTAACTAACATCTGTTGCAGTTATGAGTGCCCAATTGCCAACAGCCGTGTTATCTGACCCTGTTGTGATTGCATCTCCTGCCTGATAGCCAACCATAGTATTTCTTGCACCCGTAGTACAAGTATCTAAAGCATAAGTACCCACAGCCGTATTAGAACCTCCAGTTGTGATTGCTGCACCAGCTTGATATCCAACTAGAGCATTATTATCTCCTGTCGTGATAGCTGTTCCAGCTTCATCACCAACTGCTACATTATAGTTACCACCTGATTCAATAGAATTACCTGCATTGACACCTGCTCGAAAATTCGAGGTTCCTGCTGAAGCAGTGATAATATCCGCGCCATCGGCAAAGGTTACGTCTGCTGCAAAGTTAACCGCGCCATCTACATCCACTGCATCTAAATTAGTCGTGCCGTCTACATCTACATCACCAGCGACTGTCAGCCCCGCCGCGCCGACTAGTTTGAGGTCATCCGCACTTTCATCCCAAAGCATGTATGCGCCAGAGGTAGCTCCAAAAAACTTAACGTCATGCCCCGTATCATCGACGCCAATAGTTAATGTTCCTCTTTGAACAACACCATCTGCTGATGTATCCCACAGCCAGTATCTACTGGCTGTATCACCGAAGAACTTAACGTCATAACCTGTGTCATCAACACCGACAGTGACTGTACTGCTAAAGGTTGCCGCCCCGTCAATCGCTGCTGCGCCCGTACACTCAAGCGTTCCAACTTGAAGATCCGCTAAAGCATCTATTACTGCTGCGCCACTTCCGGCCCCGTCACAATAGACAATGACGTTTTTACCATTTTGAACAGTAACATTAGCCCCTGAACCTTGACTCAAAACTAAGCTGTAAGGACCACTGGACCCTGAATCCGTTGTTGCATTTTCAATAATAAACCAAGCAGGGGCCGTATTTGGGGCTATGGTAACCGTACAATTTGAATCTAAAGCCCCTGTGAACTTAACCACACGATACATCCCATCCTGAAGGTTTTCAGTCCCTGATCCAGGAGAGGCTTCCCGAACAGTCAAGGTAGCCGTATCTGCATTTGTTGTTATAGCCACGGCCTTGTATGAAGCCAAACGGTCCACAATATCCCAGTTATGGTTTGAGGTCGTACCCCATGTACCGGACTGCTCACCCGTGGCGATCTTTTCTAAACTGAAGCCAGTTGTGTATGATGAAGCCATGTTCTTCTTCCTATGCTGCTATATCTGTCCAATCTGGTGTTTGTTCGTCATCCACTTCAGACCAATCCGGAGTTTGGGAAGCATCAATGATTCCCCAAACATTTGAATAACCGATAGCGCCTGTTCCTTCAACACCGGTAACAGTAGCCTTGGCACCAGCAGTGACGGTAACAGTCCCAATTTGGCCTGTTCCTTCAACACCGGTTGGGGTGACTGTGGCCGTACCTGTGATTGTAACGGATCCGATACCTCCTGTACCCGCAACGCCCGTTGGAGTGACAGACACTCCCCCTGTAATGGTAACGGTGCCAATCGCGCCCGTTCCTGCAACCCCTGTGACATCAACCGCAATAGGAGATCCCCACGTGCCAGAACCCCACGTGCTGCGCCCCCAACCATTGATGTTTGCCAAAGCATTTGTTCCTTACGCTATCCTGATTATTGCGGTACTTGCCGCCGCCGCTGGAAAAGCTATCGTAAAAGTTCCCGCTGTGCTGGTTTTATTACCGCCAAAATCCAGAGCACACACAGCTTTATCACTGTTTGTGTCATTATAAATCAAGGCCCCTCGTGCTGTAATAGTAGCAGTTGTAAAGCTAAGATCAGCAAAGTCTGTGTACCCTGTTGTTCCTGAAGTAGCAGGGTTTACATTAGTTAAAGCACTTCCTCCAGTAACATAACTACCACTGGACGCAACTTCCCCTGTAGTAGTAAAAGCTGTAGTAGATGCGCCCAAAGTTGCCGTGGTAGAACTTTTACCACCACTTCCTATGGCGTATAAAGCCAATTTAAAACTGTTTCCACCAGAGGCATCAAAGTCATGGGTAGCAGACAATAGCTCCCCCTTAAATGAGGTACACATCGCTGTTGTAATTGCCATATCAAAGTTTCCTTATCTGTTCTGCCAGTTCAGAATGGCCCGTTTCTCGTAATATGGAACAAATTGTAGCCCTGTCTTGATCAACAGCCATTTTTAAATAATGAAGTAAAACGTCTCCTAAAGCATTTTTAAACGCATGAGCTTGATCCCGAATAGCCGGTGGCGCATTTTCTGAAATATGAACCACTTTATCAAGAGCCATTTTCGCTATTTCTTCCACAGTCAATCCTCTTTTATAGGTTGTATGTACACTTACCACTCCAGTAACAAGTGGAGGCATTGAATCCAACATTACGCCGTCTCCTGCAAAGAAACAATATTGTCGTTCCTGTCATAAAGACCTGTTATTACATCTTCAGGTTCCGGCGCTATTATTTCAGACTGCCGGACAACCAGTAAAGAATCATTTTCAATTGTCATCACCAAAGGATCTTTTAAACGGTGATATCCATATAAACGCTGCTCCGGAGGAACATTTGTATCCAACAAGGAAGAAGTCGGGGCGACTTCGATTTTTATCCCACGGGTGACGCAGAAAGCCAGCCAGAATTCCGTGCAGGCACGTCCTGCTTCTGCAAAATAAATATTCTTTTTATAGGAAAAATCTATGCCATATAAATATATCTTTGCAACTTCATTAAAGGCTGCAAAAGCTAGGGTGTAGGCAACGGTATTATTAAAGTAGCACAAACCAGTTTCTTTAACGACTTTTTCAAGAGGATAAAGAACAGCCCCGGGCACACGTTTATCCAGCTCGCAAGTGTAAATAGGGCCTGGGTGTAAAGGAAGCGCCTCTCTTAAAGCTCCTGTCTGGTTGCCTGCTAATTCAGTATCCAGAAACCTTGAAGGAGGATCCATCATAAAAACACGGTCATGCTTTATTGGAACCATCATTGAGTTTATAGCCCAAATTTCGTCATACTTTTTACCGTTGGCAACAGAGGAAGTAAAAGCCCCTTGGGAGGCCCCTAGACCAACAACAGCAATTGAGGCACCTTTAAGAGACTTAATTTTCATTGGGCCGCTCTCCGAACTCTGTCATACCTGTATTCATCCCGGGTCTGCTGGGCTTCACCAAGATTCTTGAGCCATTGCAGGGATTCCTGAAACCGGTTGTTGTACAGACTTAATAAATCAGGTTCGCCTTTCATAAAAGTGTAGGCTTCCACCAAACTTCCATATAAAAGGGCCAGCTCTGCGTTTGTTCCAAGCCAGCTCGTGCCGTCTGAAGAAGCTGTTATAGACTGCGGCCTGTAAAAGTAATGAAGCTCCATCGTATAGTTAGAATCCGGCGTCGGAGCCAGTAAAAAGGTGTCCTCATCCCAGTCCGCGTAGTATTTAGGCGTCCCAGTAGTGGCTGGGTTTGGGGTGTAATCCTGCAAAAAAGTCACTTGTTTATACAACAAAAACTCGTTGTTGGAACTGTTAACGGCGCTTAAAGAAAAAGGAGCCAAGAAATCCGTTGGTTTGGTGAGAAATTTAGTTGATTGAGTAGCTGTTCCGGAGACATTTTTACGAAAATCATCAAGCTGGCACTCTTTTAAAATCCGTTCTTCAGCATTAAGAATAAAACGGGACAATTGCCCGGTAAACGTAGATTCCGTATTATCCGTATATTCCTGGATCGCTGTTTTAAGTGTTGTAAACGTAAAAGCCATTTCATGCACTCACAGTTACAGGGCCCGCAGAAACAGAGCCCCCGCCACCTCTTACACTGCCCGTTGTTGCTGTTCCACTGCCTGCGGTAAAAGTGTAACTATCATCATCTACTTTTGTAATAGAATACCCGTCTTCATCCTCGATAACCGATTCAGTAAAGCCATCAAAAGATTCCGAATCCCTAAATCTAACCGTATCACCCGTGCTTCTTCCGTGACCCGGTTCCGTTACTGTAATAATAGCAGAACCACTGTCCCCGGATTTAAACGGATTAAAAGAAAGAAGAACCGTTACAGCAGGTTCTGTCCTATCAGGTCTTGGATTACGCAGAGCTTCCGGATCTGCCGTAATTTTTCTTACAAGTAGCTGGGGCTGCTTCTTTTCCCATTCATCTTTTCCAACAAGAATACCGGTCCATTCCTTACGCATATCTTTGAGACGATAAGCGGCACCTGACCTGTCGGAAATTCCCATCGCATATTTATTAGAAGCATATCGGGGCATTATGAAATCGCACTAACAAAACTATAAGAAGGAACCAAAGAAATATTGGCCTTGTCCCGATCCTCTTCAGCAGCCCGCAAGAACTCTTCTTCATACAAAGCCTTTAAAATCTGAATTCGATCCGGGGCTTTTTTCAAAGAAATATAGTAAGCGAGACCAGCAGCAAGACAAGGATAAAACCGAAAGGGAATTTCCACAGTATTTACTGAAGTGTCCGCATCATCTATGCGAATAAGGCGATCATAAATAAACTGATCTGTACTGTTTTCAGGGGTGGGCCAAAGTTTAACAACAGGAGTAATTTGTCGATCCACGTAAAATTGAATAGGTCGGGCCGTTGTCGTTTTATTTGGGATATTAAGATAAACATCACGACTGACACGATTAACGGCTAAATCCGTACTATCCCGACGAATTACAGCCGATAAAATATCAATAGTGGATTGAACATCTTCAAAAGAAACTGCGGACGAAACGGTTGTGGTTGCAGAACTTGAAGACCCTGTTATTGTTTCTCCGGAAGTAAATGTTCCTGAAGGAACCGTTATTGTCATAGAAGTAGAGTCCGGCTTCGTTATAATAGAAGTTGTCGCACTACTGCTTCCTCCTGTAATTGTTTCCCCCACAGTAAAACTACCACTTGCCGCAACACTAAGAGTCAAGGTTCCGACGGGATACTCATTAATATCTTCAGCAACCGTCTGAGTAACTTGGTTTATTGTCCACCTATTAAGACCTCTGTTTGCCCAATCCGCGAATAAAAAGTTCAAGGACCTCCGAGCCGTTTTAA